CGGACGCACGACGGCTTTCATTTGTTTGTTTACGTTTGCCGGTCACATCATGGCGTGGTTTCACCGACTGACGCCGGAATACGTCGGTTTCATGGCCACGATCATGTCTTTCGTCTTAGGTCACTCGATCAAGTGTGACTACTTCGCAAAACCAGATCCGGAAACGACGACGACGCAAGTCGCAACGCCTGGCGCGATCGCTACACAAACCACGACATCAACGCCGGCGAAAGGCTAGGAGATAGGAAATGGAAAGTTTCGATGTGTGGTGGACCCGCATGTATAGCAAACTGCCGGTAGACCAAAAAGAGATTGCTAGGGCTGCTTTTGAAGCAGCTAAAGCACAGTCTCGTAATTACTTCGCAGATGACGACACTTTCCCAGAGCAGGTCACGTTCTGTAACGGCAGAGTTGTCAGTATCCAAGATAATCCCGAACCTGGCGTTCACCACGGCGTGTATCTCAGCGTGAACCAACTTCCTGATTAGAATGCCGACTGCTGCGATGCACGTATGCCAGCGACCAGGTTGCGGAGCGTTATGTGTTAACCGTTACTGTGATCGTCACCTCTTCGCGGACAGCCGCAAGGCGGCCAGGCAAGCATACGACGCGAAGCGCGGATCGGCGGCGAGCCGCGGCTACGGCCGCTTTCACCAAAACTGGCGGCTACAGATCATCGCGCGCGATCCGCTCTGCAAGATAAACATTATGTGCGACAAGAACTTACCGTCACCGTCGACGGATGCGGATCACATCGTGTCACTCGACGCCGGCGGCGACTGGTCGCTCGAGAACGGACAAGGTGCGTGCCATGCGTGTCACAGCTACAAGACCGCAACGCGTGACTCTAACTTTATCCGCACGCGCGCGCCTGGTTCGAGTCGTGATAGATCGAAGCCGCTTCGATAAGTATCTCGAAGTGTAGGTAGGGGGTAGGGGGGGTAATTCTGCAAGGATGGTTTGGCGGCAGACCGCCGTGCCAGTCCCAAACACACGGCCGCGAAATAAGAAAAACACAATTCCTGGCAGCCCGCAAAAAAAATTAGTCTTGTTGAGTGTCAACAATCGGAAAATTCCGGAGATTAAATGACGCAGAACACTAACCCGTTTTTAGGAGAGGTAGAAATCGTCGCGGCGCCGCCATCCAACGTCGCGCAGCCGGCGTTCTTGGGAACAGTCGAAACCAATGCCCCTGCTATCTACGCTGCGAATTACGGAGCGCTCGCGAACACTCGCTGGACGCTCGACGGATCAATCACAAATGGTTCTCCCACCGTCACCTCCGCCTCGATCGCTTTCACCCAGGCGGACGTCGGAAAAACGATCTACACCGTACTTCCCTCCACAGGCCAGACAAAACTGATCGGCACGATCTTGTCCGTGCAGTCCGCGACCTCTTGCACCGCAAGCGCGAACGCTTCGGCGACACAGACTGGTTGCACTTTGTGCGTGGGAACGGATGATTCAGTCGCGTTGCAAGCTGCTTGGGCAGCCGCGCTCCTGGCCGGAGGCGGGACGGTTTACCTGCCTGCCGGCAACATGCTGATTTCTTCTCAGTTGTTTTACCTGGCTGGGAACACAGCGGCAAAGGTCGGAGGCGCGTACGGCGTCGTCGGCCAAGGAAGCAAATCAGGCGGATCGACTTTTGTCGTATCGCCGAACTTCAACTGGGCCGGCATGCAAGGCTCTGGTTTTTCTGCGGCCGTAATCTTTAGCTACAACGCCCAGGCAGACGCGATCACACCCTTTCAAGGTGGCTATGCGGCTAATTTTTCTGTCACTGGTTTGGGTTCTAACTTTGCAGGCAGCACAGCAGGCACCAGTTTTCTTTATGGACAGAACGGCGTGGATTTTTTTCAGATTTCTGTTTTGTCTGTTTCTGGGCCCACAAATGGTGCGTGCTTAGTTCTTGGCACAGAGTGCCGCGCCTTTAGCCCCAACATCCAGCCACAGATCGGAAGCTCGGGCCCGGCAGGTCCGCCTAGTTGCATTGTTCTCGTTAACGGTGCGGACTCTATAGACATTTACTCTCCGATCTTGGCCTACACCGGTGGATGGGGAATTGAGTTTGCCAACAATTTCGATGTTCAAGTGTTTGGCGGTTTGATCGTCGGGTGTGGTGGAGCACCGGGATCAAACCCGCACACGTGCGTGAATGTGGTTGGGTCCACACACGTAGGATTCCACGGGACTGTGATCGAACTCGGCAGCACCGGCGGCTCGACGCCCGGCAATATTTACATCGATGGAACGTCGTCTGTTTTCCTTGAGGACGTTCACCTGGTCGGCGGCACCACAGGCAACACGAGCATTTGGGTTGCGGCCGGCGGAGTGCTTTACGCGCTACGCGTTAACAATGCCGTGACCGGAAGCGAATCAGGCATCAACATCGCCGGCTCGCTTTTCGATCTCGGCGGAAATAATTTCGGACAAACCCCGACAATCACCGGCTCCGTGTTCGGCACCTCCTCGATCACCGGCACCGCGGCGCTCGCGGCGAACATAACTCCGAGCGCTGGATGGGGTACAACCGGCGCGGCGGGCAACGGTGTTTCGGCCGTCAGCGGAAATACGAAGCTGATTCAATTCACGATCACGGCGGCCGGCACACCCGCGGCGAGCCCGCAAGTCACCGTCACTTTCCCGACCGCTTTCCTCGTGGCGCCAATTTGCAGGCTTACACAAGTGGGCGGAACGAACTTTACGGATGTCACAAATCCCGTGGTCTCTACAGGTCCTTCGACTACAACCGTGACGTTTACTCTGGCGGGTACGCCAGTCGCCGCCCATACCTATACTTTCCAGCTCGTCGCAGACTTGCCCTAAAAAACAAAAAATGGTTTCTGACTCGCTCGTCAAAAGATTCTGCGACGCGATCGAGTCGGCCGAAGGTTTCTTCCAAAAACGCAGCGGCGCCGGCGAGGATCTCCCGCAGCGCTGCAATAATCCCGGCGACTTGACCGACGACGGCGACGTCGGCCTGGGTACCGCCAGGTCGGCCGGCATCGGCGCGGCCGACATAACCATCTATCCCACACTCGCGGCCGGCCAAGCCGCACTCGATAAAAAAATCCGTCGTGCGCTCAACGGCGCGAGCTCTGTCTACACGCTCGCGATGTCGATCGAAGAATTTGGAATGAAGTACGCGCGCGATTCGCACTGGGGAATCAATGTAGCCGAGCAGCTCGGCGTCTCGCCGTTAACCACGCTCGAGGACCTGGTCGATGCCGATCGAAACGAGCAAGCGAGTGTCTAGAGGACCTGGCGGCGGCCGCCGAGCTCTACCCTCGGCCGTCAAGAACCTCCGCGGCAATCCGGGAAAACGGCCGGTCAACAAAACCGAGCCCAAACCGAAATCGGCCGAACCGGCAATGCCCGAGGGACTTCCGCCTCTCGCGATCGCGGAATGGAAGTCGATCGTCCCGATGCTTTCGCTCCTGGGCGTGCTAACCGAAGTCGACGGCAAAGCGCTCGCGGCCTACTGCGAATACTTCGCGCAATGGCGCGAAGCGCTCGACGAGGTCCGGACTCGCGGGATCACTCTCGAGGAGCCGATCACCAAGACTTTCGGCGAGACGACCGAAGTCGTCGGCTACAAGTACAAACGGAATCCGGCCGTCTCGATCGCGAATGACGCGGCCAAGTTGATGAAGTCGTTTCTTGTGGAGTTTGGACTCACGCCGTCCTCGCGCGGGCGACTCAAAATCGACGCCGCGCCAGGCGAAGAGGATCCCATGGATGCGTATCTCCGCGCCGCGGCTCTGCCGGTCGAAAAAAAGGATGTCAACTAAAGTTTACATTCGATGACAACAAAAGTTTACATCTCGACCAATCCGAAGCATCCGGTCGAGGTCTATGTGCTCTCCGTCATCGCCGGCCTTATCCTCGCCTCGACGCTGGTCCGCCTGGCGTGCGAGCGCCACGTCCGCGACCTCAAGCGAGGCCACGAGCGCGGCCTCCACTTCGATCCAGTCTCCGCGCAGCGCGCCATCGACTTTTTTCTTTTCTTGAAACATTCCAAAGGCGAGTGGGCCGGGCAATCCTTCGAGCTCTCTCCCTGGCAGCAATTTATCGTCTACTCAATTTTTGGCTGGAAGAAAGCGGACGGGACTCGCCGCTTCCGCGTGGCGCACGTCGAGGTCGCGCGCAAAAACGGAAAGACGACGCTCTGGGCCGGGATCGGGCTCTATCTATTTTTCGCCGACGGCGAGCCTGGCGCCGAGGTGTATTGCGCGGCGACCAAGAAAGACCAGGCGCGGATCCTTTTCAATGAGGCCGAGCGAATGCGCAAAGCCTCGCCGTCGCTCAAAAAGCGGATCCTGTCTTTCCGCGACAATATGAACGTACCGGCGACGAATTCGAAGTTTGAGCCGCTCGGCGCCGACCAGGACACGCTCGACGGTTTGAATCCGCACGGCGCCTTAGTCGACGAGCTCCACGCGCACAAGAGCCGCGGCCTTTGGGACGTCCTCGATACCGCGACCGGGTCCCGCCGGCAATCTCTTCTCGCCGCGATCACCACGGCCGGTTTCGAGCGCGAGTCGATCTGCTTTAAACAGCACGAGTACGGCGAGAAAGTCCTCGAGCAAGTTATCGACGACGATTCGTTTTTCGTCTATATCGCTTGTCTCGATCCTGGCGACGACTGGGAGGACGAGCGGAACTGGCCGAAAGCAAATCCGGGACTCGGCGTCTCGGTCAAACTCGACAGCCTCCGGATCCAGGCAGCCAAAGCCAAGAACGAGCCGACCGCGCTAAACGCTTTCCTCCGCCTCCGCCTCAACGTCTGGACGCAACAAAATACTCGCTGGATGCCGATCGAGGCCTGGAACGAATGCACCGGCTTTGACATGGCCGGGATCGACGCCAAGATCCTCCTCGCGCAAGTCCTCTAGCAGCTCTCGGGACAGATCTGTTACGCCGGCCTGGACCTCTCCTCGAAAGTCGACC